ACCAGAATGTCGGCTGCCTTGATTCTGGCAAGCACTTCATCAAACTGATCTCCCGGAAGCGTCTGTCCGTACGTATTGATCCGGTAATCTGTCAGATTGAGAGATTCGTAATCCTTTCCCTGCAGCAGTTCTTTTGCAAGCGCTGCCGTATTGCCGTTCCGATTCGGGCTGCCATTCACAAATAAAATCTTCATCACTTTATATCCTTTCTGTCTTGTATGTCCTCCAGGCGGCCCATCCGCCTTTCCTGTAATATTTATGGCACACATTAGATCTGGCCTTATACATTATGTAGCCCTGTTTAATGAATGTTGTTTATTGTATGTTGTTTACCGAATAAAGTTCGTCGCGATTCTCTCCGGCTCCTGATCCGGGATGCGGATACCCGCTTTTTCTCCGGCTTCTTTCAGTTTCAGCAACCACGCCATGTTCCGTCCGAGGACGCGCATGACCTGCATGCCTTCCAGATCCTGTTTCACTTCTTCCGGGGTATTTCCATACACTTCGTTCCAGTATCTTGAGGGAACGACCGGCATCTGCCCGTGGAGAAAATACTTGTTCATCACATCGAGCGTCGATACCGTTCCGGTCCGTCTCGCGCAGGCAACCGCCGCAGCCGGCTTGAACTTGAACGGATGCGGATCAAGGTTGCTGGCCGAGAAGAATACCCTGTTCATAAAGCTAACCATGCCGCCTGCCGGGCCCGCGTAGTACACCGGCGTCCCGAAGATAAATCCGTCATAATCCGACGCCCTGCGAACGAACTCATTGACAGCGTCGTCATGGAAAATGCATTCATTTTTTTTATGGCAGGCAAAGCATCCGATGCATTCCTGGATCGGCTTGTTTCCGATCCAGAAAAAGTCAGTCTGAATACCGGCTTCCTCGATCGTCTGAGCCACTACGTCCAGTGCTGTCCTTGTGCAGCCGTTCTTGTGCGGGCTGCCGTTTACCATCAGTACTTTCATCTGTATCTCCTCTTTCAGGCTCCCATTCCTCCGTCTACCGCATAGATCGAACTTGTCGGCCTGCGATCACAACTTTCGCTCCATTCTCCGCAAAAGCTTTTGCGATGCCAAGACCGATTCCCTTACCGCCTCCCGTTACAATTGCTACTTTCTGATCAAGCTTATTCATGGCTGTAAGTCTTCCTTTCTCTCGTATATTCCTGAAATGTTGTATCTTTTTTCTGTTTTTATCTTACCGGAAGAATCCGTCTGCGTCTAATGCCTGCTTTCGAATGAAGTATAAGTACTGTTTATACTGACCGTCTCATTGTCCGAAGACCGTTTCCAGCCAGGCAGCATACGGCTCTACCCATCCGCCGTCTCCACCGAAGCCGTGCGGCCAGCCGTCCAGCACAATTCTTCCCGCGGCAATTCCCATATCTTTCAGCAGCGCGTACTGCGCTTCAAACTGGGAATAGAAGGGATCATCTGTCCCATAGACAAAAAAGGTTGGCGGAAGATTCGCGTCCCGCAGCGCCTCCTCGTCCAGCGTTCCATGAGAAAGCCTTCCATAAAATGAATAGATCATGCCGTCCGCCGAGGCGTGCGCCGGCACCGCGTCAAGGCTGTCCGGAGTGTAATCCGGATCCAGTGCGCTTCCGGTAACGTCCTCGTCAAACCCCATCAGAAACTGCCCGGCCTGTATGCCTCCCGCGGAATAGCCCATGACGGCAACATCCTCCGGATCAATCCCGTAGATATCTGCGTTCTTCCGAATAAAGCGCACCGCCCTCGCAACGTCGAGCGCCCCCTCCTGCTGCGTATAGGGCGACAGTCTGTAATCCACGATAAACGTCCGGAAACCAAGCTCCCTGAGCTGTGCTGCCGTCGGCAGGGTATCTGTATAATTGCCGCGGAACTGGTATGCGCCGCCCGCCATCAGAACTACCGCACCCTTTGGCGTCACGCCCTCGCGCACAGGAATCGCCGTGACGAACGGGCGGAAATCATACGAGTCATAATACCCCGCCATATCGCTTGTAAAATCCGTCTCTGCCGGCATGTTTCCCTCTTCCCAGAGATAGAATGCCTGAAATGCCGTCGGGTCGACGGACGCATGCAGAACCGTATCAGAAGCCTTCGCCGGTTCCGGCATCTTCTTCAGTGTAAGGGAACGTGACCATCCGGCCAGCGTTCCGTCTCCATAGTCATACGCCGCAGGAAAGTCCTCCGGTGTCGCCAGCGTGTCCGTCGACGTTCCTTCTATCAGATCCTCCACGTCGCTGTCTCCTCCTGATTCCGCGGCATACTGTCCGATTTTCGAGGCTTCCTTGATCGCGTCCACCGCATCATCGATGCCGGAATCCGTGTCCTCTGAAGCATGCTCCGCTTCATTTTCGCCAGCCCGTGCCCGGCTGCCGCAGCCTGAAAGCAAAACGGCGAACAGGATACCGTAAACCGCCCCGACGGCTATACGCTTTCGCATCTTCCAACTGTCTCTCATCGTTTATTCTCCTATATGTGCTTCCCAGAACTGCACGGCATGATCCATCCATCCCTCCGCCGCAGTTCCGATACCAAGTCCGAATCCATGCGGAAGCCCCTGGAAAATATCGATCTTTGCATCTGTTCCGTTTGCCCGGATCGCTCGGATACGCGCCTGCATAGTTCTCCAGGAAGCGATGCCGTCCGCCGTGCCGACGCAGGCATATGTCGGGGGTTCGTCACCTGTGACTTCCGCCAGACCGGAATACTGCAGGATGACCGCCGCCGGCTTCGTGTACGCCCGCTCGCCGAAAGCGGCTGTGCCATACGTCCCGACCCAGTCGGCCATCCGGGCTCCCGCCGAGCCTCCCCACAGGGAATACCCGTTCATGTCGATCCCAAGCTCATCCGCATGCTCCTCCAGAAACGCGATCGCCTTTGAAAGATCCTCACAGGCTGTCTGTGCGCCCGGTCTGTAAATGAGTGCAAATGCGTTATACCCCTCCCTGGAAAGCTCCAGAGAAACCGGAAAGCTGTCCTGCATAGCTCCGACATACGCAAATCCGCCTCCGGCATTTACAATCGCTGTCTTCGCTCCCGTATTCCCGCGGAAGAAAAACAAGCCCGTATCTTCCTTCTCCGGATCCTCTTTCTTCTCTTCCGCCGTATAGATGTCATAGAATATCCTCTCACCGGACGCGGCTCTGTTATGGAGCGTATTGACAATATCCACAGTCGTATCCGGATCAATATCGTTGTACCAGACAAGGTCCAGGTCACCCAGTGTATCTCCACTCCAGTAACCATCGTCTGTGGGAAATAAGAGGCGTCCGTACGGCGTGAAAACCGGATCCGATATAACCTCATCGATCCCAGAAGCTGCCGTATATGTACCTTCCATACTCTGTGTATAACTGTTCTGCATACTGCCGTCACCTGTTTCTGTGCCGGAGACAGTGTCCCGCTGCATCGACTGTGTCTGCCCGACGGTTGTTTCGCCTTTCGTCGTCTGTCCGCAGCCTCCGAAAAAGACAGCGGCCAGAGATATGCATACCGCAATGCATATTCGCCTGACAGTGGCAAATCGGATAGAATGCATACGGATATCCCCCTTTGGCCTGCTGGATTCCACGCCGATCATTTCTTCATTAATCATTTCTGCGTTTACAAAAATTTTCGCTTGCATAGCAGTACCTGTCTGAATTGTTGATCTGTCTTAGTTATTGTGCTTAAACAAGTATGGAATTCCATGATGCACTTCTTCCACGAACGATTCCATGCTGTGTGTGCCTCCGGTATTTTCCCAGTAAATCAGATTGTCATCACGGATCAGATCTGTATGGAACCGCAGCGCCTCAATCTGCGGCTGCATACTGTACCGGGTACCGTCATTTTCTCCAACCATGGCGATGATGCGGAAATCATCAGCCGCAAAGCCATTATCTGCAAGTCCCCGCAGCAAAAGATCCGCTACCTGCTCATCGCCGGCAGCCTCTGTCACCCGATCCAGCCAGCAGTCTCCTGCCATGGGCATAAAATCAGCAAAATAAGCCGACTGGTATGCAGCCATATCCCAGGTTGTTACACCACCCATGGAATAGCCTCCAAATGCCCGGTGGCTCCTGCCTGCAGAAAGTCCCGCCTTATCCGTTCCTTCCGCATATGTTCGGAAGGTTCCTTCCACTGCCTGCATGAGAGGAATCACTTCTTCTGTTGCGAAGAAATGGTTGAGAGGATAATCCTGGCTGTAGTCGGATACCACATAGCTTCTGTCCGGATAATACGTTGGAAACACGGCCAGAAGCGGCTGTATCTCCCCATTTTGAATCCAGGTGTCCAAAAGCGGCGCCATCGTCTTTGCAAGATCTTCTCCGCTCCCCTGCGAGCCGTGCAGGAGATAGAGGATATTCATCGGATCCCCGTCATACGCTGCAGGTACATAGACGTACGCTTCTTTCTCAAACTCTGAGCCGTCATATACAATCGTATACGCGACATTCTCAATTGTTCCCGGGCCTGTCACGGAAGCGGCAGACCCCTTCATAAGTCCAGGCTGCTTACCCACGACTGCACATCTTCTGCCGATGCACCGCCAGAGAATCGCTGGCCAGTAAGCCATGTCCCGCTTCCCGCAAGGGATTCCAGGTTCTTTCCGCTGTCGCCAAGTCCGGAGCTGCTTGAGGTGCAGAACGGGATGACGGTTTTCCCGCTGAAATCCACATGCTTCACGAAGCTTTTCATCACCCACGACGCATCCTGCCACCAGATCGGATAGCCGACAAAGACAGTATCGTAGGCGTCAAAATCCGGTATCTCATAGGAGTCAAAAGCGATGTCCTGAAGCGATTCATCCTCATGCTCCCGGTTCACACGGGAATCTTCCTGCGTCCAGTTCAGATCCTCTTCGGAATACGGCTCGGACGGGGTGATCTCATATTCATCCGCATTGGTGTCCGCTGCGATCATATCCGCTATTTTTTTTGTATTTCCGGTTGCGGAATAATACAGAACCAGTGTTTTCCCTTCCGCCTCTATCTGATCGTTTTCTGCCTGACTGGACGTAACCAAACTGGATGTCCCCTGGCTTGGTGCTTCCTGACCGGCGCTTTCCGTCGTCTCCCCAGCTACCGATGTACTGCCCCCAGAACTTCCCGCACCGGACGCTGTCAAATTTGAACTGCTTCCGCATCCGGAAAGCATCGTAACTGTCATAAGACACGTCATAAAAAACCTGATTCTTTTTTTCATCCTGATTTCCTCGCTTTCTAAATTAATCGTTTTTGTCCTGTCCTGATATGCGTCTCAAAAAGTTTACCTTGATCCTCTCCGGTTCCTGCATGATCATCTGATTCGCTGTAACTGCCAGATTCATATGAATCCGCAGATTATATGCACTCCGTCAGGATCTGGTAAATTTCCTCGCGGTCAAGCTGTCTTGCACATCCCGGCGTAACAATCGTCGTATCGGCAACTTTCCTCAGAATATTCCTGTCCGTCGGATCGGAGCTCTTCTCCGGCATACCTTTTTTCAGCTCTGTCAGTGTGGTCGGAAGTCCGATTTCTTTAATAAAATCTGCAAGGGCACTGATTCCTTCAAGAGCGATTGCTTCATCATTTTTTTCTCTGGAATCAACCTTCCAGACTTCTTCCGCAAAACGGACAAACTTGGAAAGGTTATCCCTGTAAAGGTGCCGGTAGACGACCGGATGAATCACGGCCAATCCCTGTCCGTGATTGCAGTCCGTATAAGCGCCAAGCTGATGCTCAATCATATGATTCTGAAAATCCGTCTGTTTCCCAAGCTTGAGAATTCCGTTTTCTGCCATCGAGGAATCCCACATCAACTCGGAACGTACGTTAATGTCCTGAGGATTCTGAATAACCGCACGGATGTTCCGTATCACATTGCGCATAACGGCTTCATTCATCTCATCGGAGACATTATTTTCCGCGGGTTTTCCGAAATACGTTTCCATGCAGTGGGACAGCGTGTCGAAGGCACCGGAAATCACCTGTTTCATCGGCACGGTCAACGTAAAGGAAGGATCCAGCACCGCAAACCGTGCCAGAGCTCCGGCCATGCCGTTCTTCTGCCTGGTCTCCTCGTTGGTGATGACGGCCCCGCTGTTCATCTCGGAGCCTGTCCCGGAAACCGTCATTACAGCGCCGAGTGGAACAAATTCTGTCGGGAGCCTGTGCTGATGAAATTCCAGATCCCAGATGTCCTCTTCTGTTCTTGCCTGTGCGGAGATCACTTTGCAGCAATCAATGACGGAACCACCTCCAAGCGCCAGGATAAAATCGATGTGATTATTCCGTACAAGCTTTACGCCCTCCTGTACTTTTGCGTAGGTTGGATTCGCCATGATGCCCGGAAAATCAAACACCCTTTTTCTAGATTCCTGAAGCTGCCGGGCAACCCGGTCATAGATGTCGTTTCTTTTGACCGATCCGCCTCCGTAGGCCACAAGCACATTGGTTCCTGCATTCATAATTTCTGATTTCAAAGCTCTTTCCAGACTTCCTTCGCCAAAATAGACTTTCGGCATACCTTGGTATTGAAATTCTCTCATATATATTTCTGCCTCCTTCTGTTCTATTCAACTGCCATACCGTTAATTTACTCTTACTGTTGGTTATGATTTTATATTGCAATTATCCGCATGTATATTGCTTATCATCTATCGTTATATAAGTTCTTGTTATAATATTTTCCAAAAAGAATCCGATATGGACAGCAGGCATCCTAATGGTTTCATCCCCGTCAGGATACCTGCTCCGTTTCCTTCTTAAAAAGCGACGAGATCTCTCTGGATGAATATGACAGCTGACGTTACAACTACCTGAGAGATGATCATTCCCAGATCCGCGTTCCTGTGGAAAGCCCTGTATTACCGATCATGCCAGACAAGGTAAAATACATACAAAAAGAGCAGGCATCTTGCCGAACACACAGTTCAGTAAGACCCTGCTCTTTCTATTTTCTGTTCCTTACCCGCAAGCCGCGGTCATCACAGAAATAATTGCAGAATAGTTGCTGTTACCAATTTGTTATCAAATCACGTTTTGAGAACCCGAAAATGGCGTATTTACGCCATTTTTCGTTCTATTTTCATCATTCGAATTCAAGTCTCCATAAGGAAATCTGCATAATTTGTGTAGCTTCTGCGCTACTTTTTCTTGGCTTTATCACTCATTTGAATCACATTAATTAATATCGCACTCAAAGTGTACTCAAAATGTACTCACGCACAATTGCCATGGTCAGCCCCTGCTCAATCAATACGGTATTATAGTTTTCCATATTTGACAGTACCAGAAGCTGCTGCACCGGCATATTTACATAAGTTCTGTTCTCGGCTGTTTTCAGACGCTGATAATCCTTTATGATGTACAGCTTGAATTCCGGAGAAATCCAGGAAGCAAACTCAAACGCGATATCGGAATGCGCAAATCTCCCTCCATACCTGCCGGCTCTTGACACAATGCCTATTGCGCCTGTAGTTTCAATCTATTTCTTCGGAGACATCGTATAGGCATTGGCGCTGGTTTGAATTCTAAACCCCTCGAATTCGAGGTGGTTAAAATGTTCATTGTGGCGACTCTCCCATAATCCAAGAAAATCAATGACATCCCGGCTTCTCATCCAATTCTGAATAACGGCTGTCGGATCATCGCTCCTGTATTTCGCTAGATCAGTCAGCGAAATAAATTCATTTGTGATTCTATCCTGCAAGCTTACATCTTGAGGGACATATCGTATGACAACTTGAGAGACACCGGCACTCACACCTGTCCTCCAGCCTTCTCCACAGCGCCAGTGGAATCTTACCGTAAATCCATCATCGTCTCCACGATATTTCACTTTGCAGCCGGCTTTATTCCTTTCAATATGATCTTCTTCCACAGCTCATCCGCGGAACGAACTGTACCGGAATTCTATCCGTTACAGAATAGCTTCTGTCTGTTTTCATCCGATCCAGATACTCCACTGCTTTTCCCGCGCGCAAAAACACATCCTGCCGGACGGATGATAACTGCGGCAAGACATTTCTGCATAACTTCATGTCGTCAAATCCCACAACCCAGATATCTTCCAGGACGCGTATTCCCGCGCGAATCAGAAAGTACATGATTTCAACCGCATAATAATCCGATGCGGCAAATACCGAATCATACTCCTGAAATACCGGTAAGATATCCCGATAATGTGTCTGTCTTTTTTTTTAATCCACTTTCCGTTTATGCGCGTTTCCGCGCTTTTGGCCCTGGCACAGCCGGTGACCTTGAATAAATTTGAGGTTCGCGGCAGTCGCCATATGCCGCCGCAAGCGGCGCATCTGGCTCGATGCAACTGCGAAAATTTGCTCAGCGAAGCTCTAACTTCATTGTCAAGCTTTCAATCTGCTTTTTCGTGCATTATCAATGTTTTATATCTTGCTTTTTCGTGCATAATAGATGCTAGTTAACTTGCTTTTTCGTGATTCCAGTTTTATAATCTGGTCATAAATGAGTAAATTATCTGCAAAGAAGGTGACCGAATGCTAAAAAGAAAAATATATGCTGAACTCGTTGCCTGGAAAATAAACAGCAATGGGACAACAGCAATGATGATTGATGGAGCACGTCGTGTTGGTAAAAGCTATATTGCCGAACAATTTGCTAAAGCTGAATACAAGAGCCATATTCTGATTGACTTCGGACTAGCCCCTACAGATATTCTTGATTTGTTCGTCAATGATAGCGCAGATTTGGATCTATTCTTTGCGAAGCTTTCAGCTTATTACTCCACAACTCTTTATAAACGAGAATCATTAATCATCTTTGATGAAGTACAGCAATACCCAAGAGCACGGCAGCTTATCAAATATCTTGTCGCAGATGGCCGCTTTGATTACCTTGAAACAGGCTCTCTGATACGCCTGAAAAAGAATGTGCAGGATATCATTATTCCATCCGAAGAAGATCATATTGAGATGTTTCCGCTTGATTTTGAAGAATTCCTTTGGGCCATGGGGGATGAAGCGACTTATCCTTTGATTCGACAGTGTTTTGAGACAAAGACTCCCCTTGGTGCAGCACTTCATCGGAAGATCATGAACGATTTCCGTCAGTATATCCTGGTTGGTGGTATGCCTCAGTCCGTTCTTGCCTACAGAAATGGCAAAGACTTCGAAGCATCCGATATTGCTAAGCGTAAGATTCTGAACCTGTACCGCGAAGATGTCGCAAAATTTGCAGAAGGTTATGAGAACAAAGTGTTTGCCGTTTTCGATGGCATTCCGGGTCAGCTTTCCAAAAAGGAAAAAAAATACAGGCTATCTTCTCTCGGCAAGAAAGCTCGCTTTCGCAGCTTTGAAGATTCTTTTGTATGGCTGAATGAAGCAATGATCGTAAACGCTTGTTTCAATGCGACAGATCCTCATGTCGGACTTGCACTGAGCGCTGATAATACTACGCAGAAGTGCTATATGGCAGACACCGGACTTCTAGTGACGCACACTTTTCAGGATAAAAAATATACAGATAACGATCTTTATCGCGCCATCCTGTTTGATAAGCTTAATGTCAATGAAGGCATGCTGATGGAGAACATTGTTGCACAAATGCTCCGCTCCAACCGCTCACGACTGTATTTCTATTCCCGTTCCGATAGTCGAAATCGGGAAAACAACCTGGAAATAGATTTCCTGATTACAGAAGGAAAGAAAGTTGCTCCTGTAGAAGTGAAATCCGGTAACTATCGTTCCCATTCTTCTCTGGATAAATTTCGTAAGCATTTTTCGTCTGTAGTTGGCAACTCTTATGTTCTTTATACTAAAGATGTCATGATGAAAGATGGAATCATCCATCTTCCCCTGTATATGGCAGAACTGCTGTAATCGTCATACCATAATACTTTCGACCATAATATTTTACAAGTTACCCGTCTATATATTTTATGGTATTTGGGGCAATGTTGGGTCAGAGGTCAAAAAAATCCCCGAAAAGCCTTATATTACAAGGCTTTTCGAGGGTGTGGCATTATTCGAACTCAATTGGGTTACGCTGTACGTATTATATCGCGTTTAAGAAAAAGCAGTAGAAAAATTGTTTTCTGTGTCCCGTGGTGCAACTTTTGAAAATGGCTGAAATTTATCTTGATACTTTTTTGTTACTCTCAGCTTTGAGCGATTTGACTATGAGAAAAGTAACAGGAAATTGGGAGGCCTCTTTCAAGGCCTCCCATCGGCTTCCTTGTTCAGTTGAATTTCTGCATCATGGCTGCGAAGGCAAGCTGGCTTGTCTCGTCTTCCGGCTCGGTCTCCCATCCGCGCTCGTATGAGCAGGTGGTCTTGCCGTTCACCCGGATCTCAAGCTTTGAAATCCTGCCGCCGTCGATCCCGTATTCTTCGCTCGGCTCTTCGTAGTGCTTTACCCAGTAGGTGCATTCCATTCCGTTGATGTTCAGGCTTCCTTTGTTCCACATGGTTCTTTCCCCCTGCTTGTGTGTTTTCCTCTTTGCACTGTTATTAATCACTCTGAAGGCAGCACTTAGCAAGTGGATAACTCACCATAATGTACACAAGGATCAGCGGGTGTTCTCGTGTATTATATGAAGGATCTCTTCCCGCTCATCCGCGCCGACTCCGATCGAGGCGAGCGCCTGCCTGGTTCCGCAGTCCGGGCAGATCAGCGTCTGGTTGTCCTCCCGGCTGGTTGCCGGGATCCCTGTGTACTTCTTTCCGCAGATCGGGCAGACCCGCGTGGTCATCTTATCCTCTTTCATTCTTTCTCATCTCCTCTCTGGTCCTTTCAAGTGCCTTTCCGAGTTCCCCCAGGTCGAGATCAAAGTCCATGTATCCCTTCCTGCAGACCTCAACATACTCCGGGCTCGGGAGCCCGTATGGCCGGTATTCCCTCATCACGTAGACGAAGGCGGTCAGAATCCTGTTCTTCTCCTGCCATCGGTCAAGGACGTTGACCTCGACCGGCTTCTTGTAGTAGAACCTCGGATAACCTTCGTACCGATCCAGCCGGGCCTCATCAACGCTCGTGACCCGCCACACGGCTGCCGGCACGCTGCTGTCCTCCCGCTCCTGAATCGTCAGGTATGACCCGGTCTTGCTTCCCTTAAAGACCAGCTCGTACCCGTGGAGCTGGACCGTTCCGATTGGAAGCGCGAATGGGCACCGGAGTCCCATCTGCTGAATGTTAAGGTTGCTTTCATAAGCCAGGTAATATCTTTCTGCCATATGTTTCTTTCTCCTTTCTGAAGGGCTACCCTTCTACTGCCGAAAGCCGCTCTCTCGCGGCTGCCTCGGTAGCGGAAGGCTGGTCCTTCCTGGATCTTGAGTTTATCAAGTTTATCTTGAGTTTCTCAAGCCGCGTTTCTTCCGTTCCGGAAGGAAGCGTCGCCGTCGAGCCTCTTGGTAAGGATGTCCCTTGCTGTCTTGAACTCGTCTCCGATGAAGCCCAAGCGGAGGAGCCAGGTGCGCATCGCGTATTTCGGGTTCTCGCTCTGCTGTGGCTTTGCGCTTGCGTGCTTCTGTTCTTTGGCCATGGCGCTCATCGCCAGGCAAAGCTGGATGTAAGCCTTGAGCTGTCCGGCGTGCAGGCCGTTTGCCTTTCCGTCCGCAGGTGCGTCGAATTGGAAGAGCCTGAACTCGACCGTTCCCTTGGTGAAGGTGGCGTGGAGGTTGAGCATGTGGTACCGGCTGCCGTTGTAGTGCTGGCTGCGTCCGTAGCTGGCTCCCTGGGAGGTGTACCAGATGTCTGCAAGCTCTGCCATGGTCTTCGGCTTCTTCGCGTTGAGCTCTCTCAGGAAGTTCGGGTCGACCGGCTTGCAGTAGCGTTCTGTTCTCCAGCAGTCCAGGTTGAGGGCCTTGGTAAGGAGGTCTTCGTGGCTCACCATGATGTTCGCCAGGTTCCTGAGGGTCTGTGGTGTGTGGCCCTTTGCTCCGATGTGAATGTGAACCCCGCATCCTCTGGTGGCGTCGCTCTTGGCTCCTGCCTTGCGGAGGCGTCTGACCAGCTCCTGCAGGGTCTCGATGTCGTCGTAGGTCAGGATCGGCGTTACCATCTCGCATTTTTCGTCGTCAGGTCCGGCAATGCTGACGTCCCGCTGGAATTTCCATTCGCGGTCCTGTGCGTCCCAGGCGCTCCAGGTGTAGTAGCCGTTCCTGGCTGCTGTGTTGTTGTAGCGGTTTGTTCCGAAGAATTCGGCTGCGACCTTTGCGGCTGTGCTCCTGCGGATGTTGTTCATCTCGACCTCGACCCCGATGGTCTGTTCTTTCATGGCTTCCTGCATCTTCTCTGTGTTCTTCATGTTCGTTCTCCTTTCGCCTCCCGGCGTTGTGCTTTTCTTTTGTTGTGTGTATTAATCACTCTTGTGCCGGAGAACATCAAGCAGATAAGAGGGCATATAATGAACAAAGATCTCCAGAAAGAACTGTGTACTTATGTCGATTACTGGGAAGAATACGAGTTGTTGATTATTTATAGAATATGTGAAAATAGATGTGAGGATATGTGCACTTCTCCTAAAGAGCTGACAGGAGGGAGGATCTCTCCTCCCTCCGCCTGGGTGTTGCAGCACCCAGACTGTCAGTGCTTTCTGGATGGTAGATCGCGGGTTTTCCCTTTAGGATCATTTGCCGTCCACTCAAGGATCTCATCAAGTGAGCAGCCGAGCGCATCGCAGATAGTGTCCAGCTGTGAAAGGCTGACCCGGTCGGTCAAGTCTTGGTACAGATCGTTGATCGCGTGTTTCCCGATACCAGTGATCCGGCTTAGCTCCGACTGGGAAATCCTCCTGTCTCCCATCACCCGAGATAGCTTGATGCGTATCATTGTGTGAGTACTCCTTCCCTTATAAATTACCCCATTTCCCCGAGTCTGTAAGCGAATCGGGAAAATGGTGCAGTTCAGGGAATATTGATGCATTGCGTGGAATAATTGCAGTGGATCGTGAAACTTTAGCTCTGCTTGTGAACCGTTTTAGACGGCTATGAGTTCAATCTTTTCAAAAATTTTTTTGAAATTTTCGATCAGGGATATCCTTACAGATCAATTATACGGAATGCAGAAGATGAGAAATGAGGAAGATTTTGAGTGAGGTCACGTATTTGCCATCTAGTAGAAATAAACTGAATTGAATATACAAATACAGAGTGTTGAACTTTCTTCAACACTTTGATTTTGTGTTGTAGGAAAAGAAAAAAGCCACCCGGACGTCTCCGGATGGCTTTCATTCTGCATATCTCTTGAAGCTGGCTGCATGGTTCCTCGTCATTGTGAGATCCCTCCGCCGAAGCGGTCAGTTTTCCCATGCTCCACCAGTGAACTACATATGCGCGTTAAGAGTTCATGTCGGCCTCTCCGCACACCGACCCGCGCTCCCTGTCCTTAAGGATTTCTGCTTTCTAATTCCAGCCATAATACCAGAATGTACTTGCATACTCCTCAGCATTTCTGCCGAGCGAACGCTCCCGCAGGCGATCAACCCTGCCCTCTGCGCATATTATATCAGATTTCCTTGATAAAGGAATCGATTCTCGCATCCTGCAGCTTCTTCATAATCTTGTCCGCGTTCTCCTTGACAGAGAATGCACCGCACTGGACGAGATAGAACCGATCGGACTGCTTGATGAAGCAGTCGATTCCGAGCTTCTTAACCTTCTTCAGCATGGCCTGTGCGTTCTTCTTCTCGGAGAAAGCACCAGCCTGAACGGTGTACGTCACGGTCTCTGCTGCCGGCGCTGTTCCGGATCCGGAAGTCTGACCGTCGTATTTATCCAGGCCATACCGCTCGATGATGCTGCAGATCTTCGACTCGTACTTGACGTCCGTCGCGTATCCTCCGGACTTGATGATGTGGATCGCTTCCTTGTAGTTCTTCGCGTCCGTCAGGCCTGCGTATCTCTTCTTGGACCCATTCATCGCTCCGAGAAGATAGGCCGCATGGTCTTTTATGGAATTTTCCACACATGGGTATTTTCTGAAAGCAGCCTTGATGTGGTACTCGTTGCCGGCCTTGTCCTGCTCTGCAGTGATCTTAGTGTAGCTCGACTTCCCGTCCCAGACGGACGGCCAAGCATTGTTTGAAAGGCTGCATTTCATCCCGAAGCAGTTGTTCGCATTCAGCGCAAGGTCGGTCCCACAATAACCGCTCTCCAGGATCATCTGCGCGGTAGTCACGGAATTGAGGATTCCGGAACTGTCGCATCTATGGACCAGTTCCAGCATGGCTGCAGCCTTTGCCTTCTCGGACGCAAGAGCATGGATCTCTTTCGCCTGAGTGGATGACATCGTCTCTGGTTTCGCAGGATTTTCCGCTGGCTTCGCATCCTTCTGGAGTGCGGCCGTTACCTTGACGGCCAAATCGCCTAGGCGCGCATACAGCCAGTCTCCCGGGCATTCCTTGTTGGCAAACCAGCGGTGAACTGTGAGAATCATCTCATCCGATGCCGGCTGGTAGGACAGGGTCTTCGCCTTGTCTCCAAGCCAGATCAGCTTCTTCTTTCCGTTTCGCTTGCAGATATCCGTGCAGAGCTCTATCAGTTTCATGTACACTCCCGTCTTGAAAGCGTACGGATGTGTCTTCTCGGAGGCGCACTCGATCGTGACCGACCTCTGATCATTTTCCCTGGAGGAAGAGCACCAGGAACGCTGGCTCTCCGGGACGATCAGGCCTACCCGCGCATCCGCGCCGATGACGTAGTTGCAGCTGGCTTGTGTGCTCTCGTGGGAGAACCACTCGCCGGCGCTCTCAACGCTCATCTGGCCGACGATGCAGTGTGGAGTGATCCGGTCGATGGAGTGCGTCCGGGTCCCGCTGTTGCAGGGACTCAGCTTTGTATAGGAAACAAGTGAGCTGTTCGTGTATGCCATCTTGATCGCCTCCTCAATCAGCGTCTGATTTATCCTCTTCCAGAACCGGCTCCTCGATCTTAATATCCTGAGAATTCATTTCCTGAACGGCCGCCTCGATCAGCTGCAGGATCTGCTCATTCGTAACATATTCACCATATCCCTGCCGGTCCAGCGCATCCTTGATAAGGGTTGCCGCTCTCTGCTTTTTTTCAGTTCCATGGATGCTATCAGAAGCGGTCTGCTCGACTGCCCGAACAGCTGCATCCGTGATCTCGGTGACCCATCCCCATCTGGTCCGCTTCAGCTGTGCGTCTGCTTCAGCCTTCTTCTTCCTCAGGTACGGGATGAGTTCCTTGGTGACGATCCCTACGAGTGCCAGGATAACTGCGCTGATGACGTTAAAGATAAGTTCGTTCATTTTCGTTTTCTCCTATTCTTTCAGTGCTCCTTAAGTGGGAGCTTGTCTATCTGTTCCATGATCTTCTCGGCTGTTCCATCGCCGCCAGCGGCATGGTATGGGTTATAGAGATATTTGCGGAAGTTCTCACGCTCGTCGAAGTCGATCTCTCCCTTCTCAAGGTATTGCCGGCCTACAAAACAGATTCGGTCATATGCAGTCCCTCGGACCAGGTCTGCAAGGATCTTCGACTCTTTCTCCTCGTCTTCCATGTGCTTTTTGGTATTCTGTAATTCCTGCTTAAGGTCTGCGATTGCATCCAAAAGGTCACTAGTCATGTCTTCCTTCTTATCCTTCCTGGTGATCAGGAACTGAATGAAGCTGAGGAGTCCTCCTCCAAGAGCCCCGAGTAACACTGATATAAAGATCTGCATAATTGATTAGTCTCCTATCTATCTCGTATCTCGTTCTATTTCCGTAAGTACCTCATCAGCGGTCGTACTCACCCAGCCCCGGTAGTTGTGGTGGAGCTCACAGAAGGCAGCCCGTTCGTCGTGTTTACTTCTGAAGTGTTCAATCATCGGAGCGAAGCCGCTGTTCTCCGGGTGCTTATAAAGATCTATCTGCCCTGTGTGTCCGATGACGATTACCTTACAGTCATCATGTGGTCTGGTAAGCGTTTTCTTCAAATCAGACAGATAAAAGTTCTGGGCTTCATCGATGATGATTGCCTTCTTACTGACGTTCTTCCCTCGCAGGAAAGTGTGAGTGATTGCAGTGACGTAAGCGAGGCCTTCTTTCACGGCCTTCATGTTGTCAGGCGTTGATATCACTTGTGACGGATTTATCCCGATTTCAAGGAGAGCTTCTTCGAGCGCTCCCATATAAGGAGCGGACTTTTCTTCGATGCTTCCCTTGAGATAGCCTTGGACTTTTTCCTGGGTAGGAGAAACCACATACACGATTCCGTTTACAATCCCATATCGGCACAGTAGATTTGCGCATCCGACCGCTATGGTGGTTTTCCCAGATCCCGCGATAGCATTGCAAAATGTAATAATTCCTCCGGGTCTGCAAATTGCATCACGAAAGGCTTTCTGTTCAGGGTCAAGACTCATCCCATAGAATCGTTCCAAATCCTCACGGAAATCATTACCTGAGTATTTCGGTGACGCTGGCTTTTTCATACGCACCTCTTATTGATGTCTGCAAAAAGAAAGGACCCGGCAGTCTACTGCCAGATCCTTCAATAAAATGTATAAAGATACTCATGATGATGGACTTATTCCGTGTAACCGAGCTTCTCTGAATCGCTGATGGTGTCTGTTCTCTCCTCCTGGACACATTCCTTTTCTGCTTCATCGACGGCCTTGAGCTGCGCAATCAGGCTGCCTTGCTTTGCGATCAGTGCAGCCATTGACTCCATCGTGTTCTGTTGCTTCTCGACAAGCTGGACATAATATTCCAGGATCGCTTCCAGGTTTTCATCCCTCGGACCATCCATTCGTATCTCCTCCTGTTTGTGATCAGTTGCCTTTTATGCGGTCTGCCCCGTGCTGGATCCAGACTTACCGGTTTCGGTCGTGCCAGTCTCCTCAGTCTGCTCTTCTGCCAGTTCCGGAAGATCAAGGTCAATCAGGACCTGCTTGACCTTATTCCGGATGACCTTCGGTACGTCGTTGATTGTCTTGATGCCTTTGATAATGAGTGTTGCGTAAATAAGTGCCATGGTTTCTACCACCTTTCTTATGGATTTTACTATCCTTCTGATGATCATCTTTGTGATTTTCCAGTTTCAAGTTATTACTCGGCCAGTTCCGGGTGTCCTTCATCGATGAGGATCTGCCTTACCTCGTCTCTCAGCTTGCTCGGGACCTGCGAGATGGTCTTGATTTCCTTTACAATGAGTGCTGCATAAACCTGTGCCATAATGTCGGTCCTCCTTTCAATCAGGACAGCGTTGACTCGTATACGTCGCAGAGTGCTTCCTGGAGTCCAGTGATCTGGTCGTTTGCAGAAGCCAGCTGCTTCTTCAGCTCCGCCTTCTCCAGCTCATCCGGAGTCAGATCGCGGATGATGAAGTAGTATCCATCATTGTACTTCACGATCTGGACCAGCTCGCAGTTCTCATGGACTTCCTTCTTTCCTTCACTGTCCTCTATCGTCACCTTTGAAAGGTCTTTGAAGTCATCCTTCGTGACTTCCTTCTGGCTCACGTAGTTGTTTCCGTTGAGGGTAAGATCTTCAATCTTTGACCCGTCTCCGAATGTTATCGTGTAAGTCATTGATCAGTCTCTCCTTTCTGCTCAAGCCTCTCCAGCTCCTTCTTTGACCTGTATTCAGTTCCAGGGAAGAGGGATTTGAAAAGCGCATCCATTCGTTTGATCCGGTAGTAATTGTTGTGGTACTGCTTCACCGATCCACGCCATGATTTGTAGCACATGGCTGCCCGTTCAGGAGGAAGGCTGTTCTTCTTGAATTTCTTAAGACGCCTTGATTCCCTGATAAACGTGTCCCTGCTCTGGTAGGTGACCACTTTTCCAGTTTCCGTCAGTAAGTATCTGATCTTAAGGAAGGTAAAACCTTTTGACAGTTTCACGATCTGGGTCTTCTTCTCATTGATCGTAAGCCCAAGAAGATCTGCTTCCTTCCTCATCTCCCTGAGACATTCCTTCGCATGTTCTTTGTTTCGGCAGATGAGATACCTGTCGTCCATGTATGCGCCATAATATTTCTCCGCCTTCACAGTCTTGAAATACTGATCCAGCGGAGTCGGATAAAATATTCCAGCATTCTGCGAAAGCTGAGCTCCTATTCCCATTCCCCGATCGCCTCCGTTCTCATCAATCAGGCTGTTGATCAGGCGCCTGAGATCAAACTCTGGTATCACTTTCGCATATGCTTCTTTTAATTTCTCGTGTGGAATGCTTCCAAAGTAGTTCTTGAAATCCACAAGGAGAACATATCCTTCATTTGTTCCGTATTTGCGGAAGTACCGGTGAAGGTGTTCCTTCAGCCTGTCCCTTGTGAATGTAACGCCTTTATCCTTCTGGCTTGCCCCATTATCGTAGATCAGATAAGAACTCGTTACAGGAGTCAGGACATTGTCGCAAAGAGATCTCTGCACCACACGATCCTTAATACTGATGGCTTTGATGTGCCTTAGCTTTCCCCTTTCTGAAAGATCAAATTCCACATACGGTTTCTGCTTATATGTTCCGTCATTGAGCTCACGTTTTGCCTCCGAGATATTCTTCCATAAGTCAAAGTCATACTTTTGAACTGAGAATTTCCAGTCTGAGTTGATCTTCGACTTTCTGAAAGCATCAAACAAAGCATTTGCATTGCTTACTTTTCGTATCCCGTAGTACTGGGCCATGACAGTTTCCTTTCAGTGTGGCGGTTTATAGCCAGGCAGCGTACTGACTGGCATCCGCCACGTCCATTTGGCCTTTCGGCAAGGGCACCGACTCCTTTCGGTATCAGTCCATTCACCATATAGGCTACTTGATAGGGCCGTAGGAAATCGGGCGCACGCCATTCGAGTTCGAGGCGTTGTTGTAGTTGCTATTCCCGTTCGAGTTGACATTACAAAAGTTAGCCGCGCTCGCAACGTCGCGAAGCCACCAGTTGGCATACAGTCAATGCCCTGCATCTTATCCCTTATTCAGGGCAGGTGCCTTATTAATTTTACCTTCTCCACCATTCTTGGATGGATGCTTCGATTTGTCTTCAGAATCTCGTTTCTGAATCTGTCTTAATATCCGGTTATCGGATTTCCTCCATCCTTTCAGGAGCGTTGCTTCATACTGTATAAGCTGCACGAACCTCTCATATCTGTCAGCATCGACAGGAAGAGTTTCTTTGCACAGTGTAAACACATCGTATAATTCACCGCATCCTCTGATGGCATCGTCCTGGTATTTCCTCCGCTCGTAGAACTCGCTCTCGTAATATGGGTAAACTTCATTTGCATCACGGATGTTCTGCTTTATGGACGAGATGGTATCAAGGATCCTTTCCCGATATCGATTGATAAGCCATTCTGGAAATTCATCTGTGATCTTTCCAATTCCATACTTCTCGCAGATCTCTGTAAACGCTTCTTTGTCATCTTCTGAAAACTTCAGAACCTTCACGAAGAAATCCGGCTCCCTGCTTCTGTTCTTCACTCCAAAATCATGCAGAAGAAGGAAGATGATATTCTTCTCGATACGGCAGATCTGCTTCCAGAATTCCATATCTGACAATCCGCGTTTTCCATATACGACGCTCATGATTTATCCCATAAAATTCGGGTCGCTTCGCGACCTCTGTAAAACCGTCCATCCCTCCCCTGAAGGGGAGGGATTTAAGATCAGCAGATACCGAAAGCCGGGCGCACGCCATTCGAGCTCGAGGCGTAGCTGCAGGTGCTAAGCCGTTCGAGGCGACATCACAAAAGGTAGCCGCGCTCGCAACGTCGCGAAGCCACCAGCTGGCACGGTTGCATATCAGCGCCTTGTTCAGCCTGAACAGAGGGAACTGACTGTAGTCGATGTTGTAAATGTTCGGAATAGTAGAACCGAGAGAATTGCCTGGCTTAAACTGCATGCAGCCATAAACCTGCTCCTCGCTCATGAGCTCTACTGTGCTGTCCATCCACGTTCCACCGCTGGCATATCCATTTGTCACAGCGTTCTGCAGATGTTCTCTGTGGTTGAGAATGTGCCCTGATCCAAATGCTGAGTTTATTATGCTCTTTGCCTGATCAAGATTGGTTTTGCGCATGTCGCTGTTCGCATACGCTCCCTCTGTTGTATTTCCCCCCGATTCCCACTGGCCAGATGCCGTGTTGTGCATCTGAGCATTGTAGAGACATGAGTCTGGGACAATTACTGCGTGATGCGTAGTGCACTCGGTATCTCCGCAGTGCAGCCAATAGTCGAAGGCAGCAACCCTCCAGTTTACACCGCTGATTGTCCAGTAATCACCGATGAAGAGATCATCGAATGTTCCATCCTTGATTGCCGCCCACTGTGCATCGGTAACATGGTCTCCAAGGTACCTTCCTCTATATATGCTGTTGTGGGACCCTGCATTGTTTGGGAGGACGATGTGTACCATGTCATCCCTTGCTACCTTCTTAGGCCCGTTCGCTGTCAGGACCATGAATTCAGGATCGTCGGAGTAGACGTTCGTTCCGATGAGACCTGTGCCTTTTCGTGTGGCCACATCATTTTTGATCAGCTGCTCGGCCACCGCGTTGAATGTGTCAGCGTGGACAGGGTCTGTGACTTCGAACTTGCGGAGTTCGGGATTATACGTGGCTCCGCTGGTGTCGAAATTTGCCATTGCTTCTTGCTCCTTTCACTTTTTAGCATTAAAAAAGCTGTTTGTCTGGCATTCGGGAGAAAATCCCGAAAGTCACACTGAACAGCACGTTTCACGGAATAATGGTACGGTTTTCGGGCATTTTGATACGAAAACCGAATGAAAAATACGCTTTTCTGAAATTTCGGTTCAGAATAAATAGAACTTAGAATTCATCGTCGCACTGGAAGATCAGCTCTTCGCCTGAGTCTTTTACCTTTGATTTGAAGCTTTTGAATGCCACGATGTCTCCGTCCGTATCGTATAGACCGATCTCGGAAATGGACACATCGTTCAGTTCCGTCTCGCTGAGTGTGCAGGTGTATCGGATCTTGGTGTCATAGATCACCTCATGCCCGTCTACCTTCTTGCGTAAGACCTCGCTGTAGAGTGCTGTGTCGTCGGATGCATGGTTCTTGATTTCCCCAGATGAATTCACCCCGCCGCTTCCGAAGGCGACTCCTTCGATAGCCGGGAGCGCCTGTATCCCGGCCCTGGCCTTGAGCATCTTGCTCTTGCCTACTGTGCTTACGATCGTTTCTGCCATTTCTTTCTGCTCCTCCTTTCGAGCTGCCGTTTACCTACCTGCCTGTGTACCATCGCTGCTCATCAGAGCATCTCATGGTTGCCTTCCATTGTGAGGGACCCGTCCATGTTCGCGTATCCATCCATCGTGTAGGAATGTCCCCGCCAGATTGAGAGCCCTATATCCGGCTCCTCGTTTTCGATCCTGTTCCGGACGATCAGTATCTCATATGGGCCGCGCTCCTGGTCCATGGAGATCTTTCCGTCCATATCATACTGGCCGTCCAGCATGGCATCCTGCCACCACCGCACCGGCACCCGGATGGTCAGGCCATAGGAGATCTTCTCCTGTTCTGCTATCTGGAATACGACGAGCTGTGAGAACAGGAGCTTGATGTGACCGGTCGCCTTCTTGCTGAGGACGTTCTGGATGCTTCCGAATGGGATCTCGTTGTCATCTGCCGAAGGTATCTGGATCCGCAGGATGAGCCGATTGTCTTTGTCCCAGGCAATGTCCGGAGCAGTCCCGGTCATGTCCTTGATGTACTGCTTCATGGAGCTGAACGAGACCTTCTGTCTTCCGATCGACCTCAGCGCAGCGATCTGCCTGCGGCTCTCAAGGCTCTGTCCCTTTGCCGGTGTGATACCAAATATTCCTTCGTATTTGGCAAGCGTCTGCTCATCGCATGTCGCGATGAACAGGTTGTTGACCATGCGGTATACCTGGTACTGCATCAGGTCGAGAGTCCAGCCGGCGAACGTGTAGTTCGCTTCCATCTCGCGGAATTCTTTCCAGTACGATGGCCCCCACTGCTCGAGAAGCTCTTTGTGAGGAGTGCCATCCTCATAATCATAGAGATCTATCATTGCTCCTCCTTCAGCCCCGTCATGCGAATGTCAGGTTGTTCTGGGAAAGGACCGGAGCCGTCTTGTGTGTGTAAGTGGCATTCGTCGTCCCTCCGTTCAAAGTGAGGCCCGTGTAGTCATTTACCCCGTCCGTCGTCATAATGAGGGAACCGATCGTATTGATCAGGATCGACCGCTCCTTTGTTCCCGGAATATCTTCCGCTGTCAGCGCGAGGTTCTTAAGATATGCGACGATCTTTTCCGTGATCTTCGCCTTGACAGCTGAGGAATCCGATCCGCTCACGAGTGTGACGGTCCCTCCGATCGTGACCGGGAATTCCTCAACGGCCACCGCATAAAATGTGCAGCCGATCGGTGCGAGGCCTTCTCCTTCTCCATTTGCTCCTGGGTCGATAGTGTCCTGAACAGCCTTGATCACACTGTCTGCCGGCTTCCCGCCTGTGACGGATGTGATATATCCTGTGACGGTCCCCGGACCTTCCTGCAGCGGGTAGATCTCAGCTCTGCCCACTCCGTCGATATCCTTGCACCATTTGAGGAACTGCGCTGCGTTGCCGGCTTCCACATCCGCGCCTACACCCGACAGCATGCGTGCCCTGGCTGAATCATCGTCCTCGATATCAGCCGCTGCGACGACCAGTTCTCCCAGCGTACAGTTCTCCAGGTCGTCGATATCATCATCCGGGATGACCGCCGTTCCGGAGGCGAAGTTGTTCATGTCTGTGCCGGTATCAACCGATGTAATCAGCCAGCAGTTCTCTTCAGTGTTTTCTTTTGAGATGACGGTGAACTCTGTCTCGTCCACGATCATCGTGGCGCCTATCTCCGGCTCAGCCCCTACGAAATAGCATTTGTAGGTCGCCGGTGTAGCCGCGTCCGGGTCCCTCGCCATGCCTGCTTGTTTCAGGTACTCGTCAAGGACGTCTCCTGTGCAGGTGAAGATTGAAAGGATGTCCCGGATCTCGGTAAGGGCATCGAAGAACTCAGCCGTCCGCGTGACATGTCCGGCTGCAGCATCCCGGTAGACGCTCCCCTCTCGGGTATCGACTCCGAGATCTGATCCCATATCGACCGCCTGCTCTGTCAGAAGATCCTCTGTTATGTCATCCAGATTCAGGTCTTCAATATTTCTGACTGCCATTTTGTTTTATTCCACCTCGCTTTCTACCGGGAGGTCTCCGTAAATCGTGTGCGCTGTGAACGTCACATGGATACCATCCTTTTCCGTCTGCTCCCAGGAGAAATCGGATATACTTTTGATACGGTCGTCCTGAAGCAGTGCTTCTTCAATCATGGCTGGGACGTCCGTGTTAAGGTAAGACTCCGAAAGGGAGGAGTTATAGATACGGTTCATGATGTCGCATCCGTAGTTGTCGCTGTAGATGTAGTTGGCATACCGGACCGTTGACAGGATCTTCCAGATCGCCTGCATGACAGCTTCTTTCCCGTCAACGTATCCCTTTATGCGGTGATGGATCATGTCCATCCCGTATGTACGGGTGATCGGATTCTCTTCCAGGTTTTCCGGATCAAACCCAAGGTCCATCGATTCGAGGCTGTCAGAATCTGTCTCCTCGTCTTCGGTGTCATCTTCGACTACTTCTTCTGTTGTATCTTCAGTATCGTCATCAGAAACTGCAGCGAGATTCGTGCTGTCTTCCGTAGCTGTTGAGTCCATCGCTTATATGCCTCCCTTCTTCCAGTATTTCTTCTTCATGATCACGCCTCATCCAGCACGTAGTACTGGTTGGCGTCCATGATCGACAGCGCGTAGAAAGTAGCCCCTGGAACCATCTTTTCCCACAGCCGCTTTGGAATGATCAGAGAATCTTCCGAGACGTGGATCGGCGCGTCTCCTTCCGTGACCATTTCCAGCGGTTTTGAACTTACTACCTTCATCGCGTAGACATTCGGCATCAGGTTCCGCGCTTCCCGAAGGATCATGGAGCGGATTGAGTTTTCTGCCATTTCTTACATCCCCTCCTTATCCTTACCCGGCTGCGCTGTTGGAAGAAGCGTAGTTCAGAGTAAGCTGCATGGTATACGATCCGTTGCTCCAGGTGTGGGTATCAGAGTCGATGTAAAGCGTCCTGCGCAGCTCCAGCGGGCCCATGCTTGCAAAGACCGCCATGCCTGATATCGCCCTCGTGTCACCGAGTCCTTCCCAGTTCATAGATTTCGATACAACCGACTTTTCCTTCTTCCAGGTGTTCGCCTGCTTCTTCAAAGCACTCTTCTTGATCTTCTTGTCGACCGACTGAACATCCTGCATCATTCCAATCTTGCTCTCAAGAGGCTTATTGATAACCGTCTTCTTGACCTTGGTCGTCGTCTTTTTCTTCTTGGTTGTCGATGTGTACAGTTTCAACCGGGTGTACGTGTTCTCGATCGACCTGGTCTGTGAGTAGTTGACCGTGTTGAATCCGGTCTCCAGCACGATCATGCTGCTCTGCTGGGTCCGCTGCTTCAGATAGAGCTTTCCCCTGTCAGAGTACACATAAAAGCGCTTCCCGGTCTGCGCATAAGTCTGGGAAAGCGCGTCCTCGATGACGTCCCAGAATGTCGTACCCTTCTTTGTGAGCTCCTTGATCTTGAACTTCGTATTTACAGCCCCTCCGACCGGAAGTTTCGCCTTCTTGCAGACGTCCTTGAAGATCTGGTCCGCTCTCTTCTTCTTGTAGGTAAAGCTTCCCTTGTTCTTGGTGAGGTACATCGCGTTATCCATGGCGTGGATCTCGACCGTCCGGGAATTGCTCCGGTTATCCGAAACGACGATCCCCCGGAAGAACTCTTTCCCATTCACCAGGAACGTGCACATCAGTCCGTCTTCCGGGTTTGTGTTGACCAGCCCGAGCTGGTCGGAATCAATGAGGGTTACCTTAAGATCCCTCGGTGCCTTGCCTCTGGCGCCGGAGGATACTACTTTCACGATCTTGTCTGATACATCATAAAATTTCGGTTTCCGTCCGATCAGGAATGTCAGATTGTTCACATCGATCCTCCTTCCTACACCGGTTACGGCATTGTGAGCGTCCCGCCTATTTTCAGGCGGTATGCTCCATCCTTGATGTAGCTTTTCCTTCCTTTGGCTTTCGCCTTTCTATAGGACTTGTTCCACGCTGCCAGGGTCGACTTGTTCGCATTAATCAGCTTGGTCTTCTGCTTCTTGACGTTCTTCTTGTAGTAGGATTTCGCGATCTTGTAGAGAGTGTCTTTCTTCTTGATCGTGTACGTTCTGGCGGTGGTAAGGTTCCCCATCCTCGTGTTTTCGATATGAACACGACCATTTGAAATGATCCTCTGTGATGTTCCCCTGGCCTCCTTCAGCTCGATCGAATACTGGATCGTGTCAGGGTCTCCACCTTTTTCCTCTGGAGTGTAGGAACTGATGTAAGCGTACATATCGACGCTCTTCGCCTTGGCCCGATTGCAGTACACAAAGTGTACCGGAAGGTCTGACTCCATCATCGATATGATCTTGTTATTGCATTCGAGCGGCTTCGGGAACCCGTTGTAGGCGCAGTAGCTTCCTCCCGTAGCCGGAAAGAAGGAGCTGAAGGAAATAACCGCAGCGTCCCGCTTCCCCTTGTGGAATACCTCTCCGAAGGAATCAAGCTTGATGGACACAAGCTCACCTTTATAGGCAATCTTGATCGATTCCGGATTGACCGGAATCTGGAAAGGACTCCGGTCATTATTCGCGTTTATCCAGATTTCGGCATTAGTACTCATAGGACATCATTCCTTCCTCTGAATCCTCAGTTGCTACGATCTGAAGAAGGACCGGTCTCAGGTTTTCCTGCAGTATCTCGACCACCTGCTCTTTTGACATTCCAGAAGCGCGGATAGATCCGTTTCCGTTGATGCTGATGTTGATGTCCTTGGATGTGGATCCGCCCTGGCTGGTTCCGGCCGCCATGTAAGAAGCCATGTCCGGAGCAGCCTTTCCATCGGAAGAAGAGCTTCCGAGAATACTGCTCGCCGCCTGCATCAGCATTTCTGCTGAATCCTGGCTGCCGTTGTCCGGGATGATCCACTCAGGTCCTGCCTCAGCGACCATACCGATATGAGGCTCTGTGAAGTAACCGCCTTCCTTATGAGCTGTAATCGTGAAGCTTCCTCCGGATGCACCGGAAAGCGTGATCGTCTTGGATGCGTTGGTGATTCCCCAGGACATGTTGACCGTCGCATGAGCGCCTACGCTGATAGAATTCGAAAACTGGCTCTGAAGGTCGCTCACTACTTGTGAGTA